CACATGACAGTCACGTTATGGCTGGCACTACGGACATTCCGTTTGACGTTCATCTGCCAACACAGCTAGAGCCATACTTCTCTATTCGTGACTACGGCACTGGACTCACAGACGACGAGGTGCGTAACATCTTTGCTGGTATTGGTATCAGCACCAAGCGTGACAGCAACGAGGTCATTGGTTGCTTTGGTATCGGTAGTCTGTCGCCATACTCTATGACAGATAGTTTTACCGTAAAAAGTTATATCAACGGAACGTGTCGTACCTACACATGCTACCGTGACGAAGATCGCAAGCCAGTGGTAGCTCTACTTACAGAGTTAGCGACTGACGAGGCTAACGGTCTGGAGGTCAGCCTATCCGTACAGGGTAAGTGGTATGAGTTCTCAGAAGAAGCGGCTAACGTGTTCCGGTTCTGGGAAGGTACTGTACCAAACATCAACGACAAGAGCGTTGTCAGTACCATCGAGGAAACCCGTGACGACTATGCGTTCAAGGGTGAGGACTTTGGCTTGACTGCCAGTTGGGGTAGCATGTATGCTCTCATGGGCAATATCGCCTACAAGATTCCTGACGAGCTAGATGAGTTCGCCACTAAGGGATACCTCAAGTTCGAGCTAGGTGAGTTGAGCTTTGATACTGCCCGTGAGAACCTTGCTATGGACGACAAGACCAAGCAGGCTATCAAGGCTAAGTTCCAAGAAGTAAAAGATAAATTAGCAACCGAAGCGAGTCAGCAAATCGCAGCGTTGGACTCTCCGTTCAAGCAGGCTGTTCTTGCAAACCGTTTGCGTCGGGGTAATCTTGGCAAGCATGTCAAGGCAGACCTTGAGCAGTACGATCTGCCAGAGACAAGTAAAGAGTTCACCTACTTCCAGCGTAGCTATCGTAGCACCGACAAGGCTACATCCAAGCGTGTACCAGTAGGCGAGAACATCGAGTATTACCGTCACAAAGATCGTATGCAGACTCGTATCAAAGAGTACATCAAAGATCATAACAGACTAACAATGGTTATTCTGACAGACGAACAAGTCAAAGAGTGCTTGATCGACGAGGACGTATTGCTGGACTTGGAGGACTTGCCGAAAGTTGTACGCCAGAGTTACGCCAAAGCTGGTAGCAAAGTCAAGACATTCGTATTTGACCGCAAATTCAGTGGATGGTCAGACAAAGACTTCTTCGACGAGGCCGAGCTAACTATTGATGGCGATGAGATAGTGTACATCGAGATCAATCGTTGGCAACCACAGGGTGGTGGTCGTGTGTACTTCTCTAACAGGGACGTTCAGCGGGCGTTGGATCGTCTGAAGAAGTGTGGCATCGACGTACCAAAGGTTGTTGCCCTGAAGTCAGCTTTCCTCAAGACCAAGCAGTTCAAGGACGGTAACTTCATCGACCTTGCAGATTACGTCGAGCGTGAGCTAATTGCACGATCACCCAAGACGTACTACGAGTACAATGTTCGCCAGTTCGGTATGTTCAAGAAGATGCACGAACACATGCAGCATGACGACATCACTGACATGGTGACGCTTGTAGAACAGCAGAGCAACAGCGAGATAGCTGACTGGGTATCTGCCCTCAACAAGGATCGTGTCGAGCCTATAGCCGAGATGGAGAAGGACACTATGATTCAGGATATGATGGACGAGTTTTTCGTCAAGTACGAGATGCTTACATTCCTGTCAGACTGGGAGATGCAGTCAACTGATAAGGACGTTCAAACAAAGATCGTAAACTACATTGGAGGCACTATCCGTGAAAACCAAGAGTAAACAAATTAGCCGGACTCCAGAGCCAGCTAAAATGAGTAAACCTAAACCAGAAATACCAGACAAGATTCTTAAAGATTTCTTGGAGGAGCAATGTAACTTTAGCCAGTTAAAAAATATATCAAAGATTCGTGCCGGATTCTTATGGCAGAAAGGCAACATTCAACGATATAGAATTAACGTGTGGCAAACAACGTATGAGATGGGGCAGTTCTGTCCAAACACTAAGATTATACATTCATATTTTGTTTTCTACTACCCCGATGAACAGATGATTGTAGATAAAACCGAAGAACCTGTTGACAAACATAAAGATTTACTAGGAAGAATTAGGAGATAAAATGGACAAGAACATTATTGTAGAGATCGAAGATGGAATCATTCTTGGAATTTACTGCCCAGATGAGACTTACATTGTAAATGTTTTGGATCGCAGTGATACAGCAGATGACTGTCCGACTGTCTTAGAATACTATAGGGACTTGGAAAAAACAAAAGAAAATTTGAAAAATATGTATTGAACCTCTTGACAACCAGCCGATAGATGTTATAATAAAAGGACAACTAGCCAACCAAACGAGGAGAATTAAAATGGGACTAGATCAATACGCAACAGCCCGCAAGGGCGAACCATCAACAGACGCAGATGGTTACACCTACTACGAAGATAGCATGGAGTTAGCCTACTGGCGTAAGCATCCTAACCTGCAAGGGTGGATGGAAGAACTCTGGCGTGAGAAGGGTAACGATGGTGAGTTTAATTGTGTCGATGTCGAGTTGACACTGGAGGACTTGGACGCTCTGGAACAGAGTCTTGACGAGTCAGCACTACCAGAGACAGTAGGATTCTTCTTCGGTGCAAACTCTGACGATCACTACGCAGAGCAAGACCGTGAGTTTATCCGTGAGGCTCGTGCGGCAATCAAACAAGGTTACACAGTAGTTTATAATTCTTGGTGGTAAGGAGATTGAAGATGAGTAAAGTAAAGGAATTATTGAAAGACATCGCCGGTTTAGCTCAAGATGATTCTGACGATATTTGTGAGTTAAATTGGTCATTGTCGGAAATCTTAGAAAAGGCGAAGCTGGCTATTAAGGAGATTGACGATGAGTAAAAATGTAACATATGATTTTAGTCTTGATAGTATCGTTGCAGTTGACGCTCCGATTGGTACTGATCCAGACACTCTGATCGAGCAGGCAAAACAAAAACTCATCCAAAGAATCCGAGAGGATGACGTTACTATTGTGTTTGAGAATATTTTTGATAGCGAAACAGGAGCGTATGATGAAAACTGGGAAAACTATGAGCGATTACCAAATACATGAGAATGACGATGACAATTAAAGATACCGATTTAACTACTGACAGACTTGAAAACCTTGCTAAACTGGTAGTAGATCGCTGGGACTTAGAAACCCTAATGCAATTTGCACAAGAGCAGGTGTTCCAAGATTATCAATACGACATTGATCGTGCCGTTTCAGATGCAGAAGATTATACTCTTGAGGAATTAGACTTTGAAAGACCAGCCGAAGGGGATTTATTCTAATGAGTAACTGGCGAGTAACTACTTATGATGAAAATGAAGAAGTGATTGAAACTTTCGTAATAGAAAACAGAACAGAGAAGGAAGCGGAAAAAGAAGCAATGAGCGATGTTGATGTCTTTGACTGTTGGGATTGGACAATGACGGAGATTGACGATGAATGATATTATTGTAGAATACAGCGGTTGGGTTAGAATGAATCCAAAGAACATTAGGTTTGAGTATATCGGAAAGGATGATATGCCGCAGAATATTGATGGTGTTCAGTGGCAATCATTGTCTGAGGACGAGCAAGACGATTACATCCTTGAAGATGCGATTGCTGCAATTCGCGACTCAGACGATGGAGAATGGGTAGATTTGAGTGTAGAAGTTCACCAACCAGTATAAGGATAAAGTAATGGATAATACTACAGTACCTACACATGAGATGATTAAAAATCTCGCAGAGTATATTGTTAATGGTATGTCATTTCAAGAACTAACTCAGCATGTGTACGATGACGTATATTCTATTATGTTAGAGGATAGTGATATGTTCTATGCTAATTTAGAGCAACTTGGTTACGAACCAGAAGATTTTACTAATGCTAAATTCAGAGGCGAAGATGATTGAAGATATTATGATTATATTAAAGCAGGCCGCTGATATGGAAATAAACCTAAAAAGCGAAGTTGCCAGAAAGTGGCTTGCAGAGACTATTTACAATATGTACTATGATAATTGAAGTTAGGAGTTGGAGATGAAGATTGCAGATAAATTGATTAACGATGTAGAAGTATCAAACGATGAACTTAAATTTCTATTGTTCAATGCTCTCATCCAGCTATCACCATACGATGAAAATGTAGATTGCTTTGAGGAAGAATCTTTCAACGTAGACGAACTACTTAGCGTATTGGATGCAGAACTGGGAGTATCACCTTGAGAAAAGCCTTTGTCTTTGATTTTGACGACACTCTTGCAGTTACAGACGCGACCATTCGTGTATTCCGCGATTGCCAGCCTTGGTCTGAGCGTTTTGTTGCTAGTCTTACCCCTCAAGAGTTCTCATCTTATGAATTAAAGACTGGTGAACATTTCGACTTCTCAGAATTTAGGGATGAAAGATTTATAAAAAATGCAGACCCGACATTCTTGATGCACCTAGCGCAAGAAGTCAGCGAAGAAGATCAAGATGTATATATTCTTACAGCAAGAGAAGATGATAGTGCCGATGCGATACAGTCTTTTCTTGCAAATTATAATGTAAATGCTAAAACTATTCATTGTGTAGGAGGAACAAAAGAAACAATCCCACAAAAAAAGAAAGAAATGTTGTTGACAATCATGCAGAAGTACGATAAGATATACTATTATGATGATAGTTCTGATAACATTGAGAGTGCGCCAGAGGGCGATAACATAAGGAAATACAAGGTATGAAAAAGGGAGAAATATTATTCATCTTACTTGACATGCTTTTATTTATCAGTATAATGTATGTGTTGTTTGAAGTTTACTATTAGAAAAAGGATTTAGAATGAGATTGATTGGTGCTATGATTTTGGGATGCGCTTTGATGGTTGGTTCCGCTGATGCTAGTCATCACTGTGAAACAAAGTGTACTCCCGTTCGCTCTGCGGTCAGTGGGGTTGTTGATGCTCAACCAGTTCGTAGTGTTCTTACTCGCGTTCGTGCGGTGCGACCACTTCAACGATTGCTTGATCGTATCAGGCGATGCTGTTAAAGTTTGACAAACGAAGTCCCGATGTTATAATAGGGACAACATGGTGCGGCGGATCGGTCATCCACGCGAGTCTTATATACTCGCCTCCGTAGGTTCAACTCCTACCTGCACTACTTGGAGGACTAGCTATCCTCCATCGGAAGGTGGCTGAAAATACGGGAGCAAGCCAGTGACCGTAACAGCACGCGATTCTTAGCCGGACGGCCAAGTGGCATACATGGCATAAGATAGTGGTTAAAGTAGGAACAATGCCATAACTGGCTCCGAAATTTGTGGGTAAAATGTAAATCCCATCCTTCCATTTTTATTTTACGGACTTGTAGCTCAGTTGGTCAGAGCAGGAAACTCATAATTTCTTGGTCGTAGGTTCAAGTCCTACCAAGTCTACTACGCTCGCGTAGCTCAGTTGGATAGAGCAACGGACTTCTAATCCGTAGGTCGCACGTTCGAGTCGTGCTGCGAGTGCTGTATTACCCAATGTAAAAAGATCGAAGCGTGAAAAAACTTTGGAGAATCTGGGCAAAAGCCCTTGGCGAAAAAGTCGGTGATAACAGAGAAGCGGATACAATCGCTTTGATTAGAACCGTTATAGTTTTACAGGCAATAATCTGTAATGTTTTAATTATGTGGAATATTTTAAGAAAATGGTAAAGTAATTACTTGACAGTTCCGATACATACTGTATAATCAAAGCATCAAACCAACCACTTACTAGGAGACTTAACTATGGCGATTCTTAGTGCCGACAAACGTGATGTTCAAATCAATGGCGACTTCAAAACATCAGGATTCAAAATTCAAGCAAGCGCAAAAGCGTTTGAGATTCTTTCCAGCAATATCTACACCAACAAGGTTCGTGCCGTCATTCGTGAGTACAACTGCAATGCGTATGATGCTCACGTTGCTAGTGGTACTGAACGACCTTGGACTGTACATCTTCCTACTCGTCTTGAGCCTCACTTCTCAGTGCGTGATTTTGGGACTGGACTCTCGGACGAGCAAGTTCGAGAGATATTTACTACTTACTTTCATTCTACTAAAACTGACAGCAATGCTTTTGTGGGTGCATTGGGACTTGGTAGCAAGTCTGCTTTCTCTCTTGTAGATAGTTTCTCTGTTGTAAGTTATTACAATGGAACCAAGAACGATTACTCTTGCTACAAGGACGAGTACGGAGAACCACAGGTAGCATTGTTGTGTTCCAACGACACTGACGAACCAAATGGTATCGAGGTCAGCATGACTGTCAATGGTCGTGAAGATGACTTTGAGGACGAAGCAGTAGAAGTATTCAAATACTTTGACGTACTGCCTAACATCAACAATCAAGATGTAGTCAGGCAAGTGACTCTTGCCAAGGAAGATTACAAGTTTGTTTGTGATGAAGGTTCGTTCAACACTGGTTATGGTAGTCTGTATGCTCGTATGGGCAATGTTGCCTACAAGATTCCACGGGACTATCGTAGCGATCTGTCTGGCTTTATCAATTTTGAGATTGGTGATCTGTCTTTCAATGCTGGTCGTGAAGAATTGTCTATGGACGATAGCACAAAGAAATTACTCAAGTCTCGCATCCAGCAAGTTACTGACAATCTAGCACAAGTTGTTTATGACAGGTTAAGTGCAGAGCAATGCAAGTTTGCCAGAGCGAAGCAGAAAGCAGAAGTCTACTCAGGCTCTATGCGTAATGTTCTAAGAAACTCTAGGTTAGGTTTTGATAAGTTTGACCTGCCATCCATCAAAGATGGTGACGAACGTATTACTGCGTACAAGCGAGGCACTTGGCATAGAGATTCACCAGACATCGAGAGTCTTACAAGGTTGCCACTTGTAAACAATAATGATTGGGACATCAGGTACTTTTTGCACAAAGACCGCATGAAAACTCGTATCATGGAGTGGATGCGTAGCAAAAGAGGTCTACAAATTGTATTGCTCAAACAAGAGCAGATTGATTTGTTTGGTATTCCTGCCGATTTGATTGAAGATTTAGAAGAAGTTGTGCCGAAAAGTAGCAATAGCTACGGAGGATCAACTCCCACAAGATCAAAGGTTACTGAGTGGAATGGCAAGACTACTGGATGGAGAGTCAAAGCAAATGAGTGCTGGGACGATGTTGAGATTGATAACGATGGTAGAGAGCGAGTGTATGTTGAGATCAACAGGTATGAATCGCAAAGTTACAGCATGGATCAGTTTAACAACATTCTGGATAGTCTCGATCATCTTATCCTTGGGTTTGGACGACATATCTACGGACTCAAGACCGCTTTCCTGAAAACCAAAGCGTTCAAGCAAGGTAACTGGATTAGTCTTGGTGAGTACATCGAGCGAGAGTCTGCTAAACTTCCAGACATCGAGGTAATTCAGAACGAGAGAAACAGGGAGAATCCATATCAAGAATTATTCAGAAAACTTGGAAACAGGTTTGACAACGAGATCGTCAAGGAGTATAATGATACTGTAGAGTTGGCAAAAGCAGAACACTCTGACAAGTTTGCTTACAATGCACTGGGTCTTGGTCACAAGATCAAGTCAGAAGATAAGTTGCAGCAGATTGCAGACAAGTTTGTTGCCGAGTATCCTGTTGTAGAATTACTACACTGGAATGGTTCTCACGCCAGCGACAGTCAGTTGGACATTTTAATCAACCACATTAAGGAGAAATCAAATGAGTTTACCAGCGCCAGTACCATTGCGTGATGGTAAGAATACAATTCCAAAAGATGAATTGTTATTCTGGGTAGAAAAGAATATTGACACAAAGAAAAACATTATCAAGATTAGAGATGCTTTCTTGTGGACAAAAGGTGATGTCGAAAGACATAGAGTAGATGTGTTTGAACAATACTTTCCAGAAGGTGAAGGTGAGTTTTGTTGGACAAACAGAATTGGCGAGCGTAGTTGGTTTCTACACTATCACAAAGCAGAGAAAACAATTACAGACAGAACTGTTGGTCGATATGTTGAAGATAAGAAGGGGATTTTCTGATGGAAAAACGAGTTGTTGTTGAGCTTGACGAGGATGGTGTTGTTGTTTCAGTTTACTGCCCTGACGAGACATACATCGTTGATCTATTAGATCATGCAGACTGGAATCGTGACGCTGGCTATGGTCATGTCGATCAATCAATGGATAATTATTACAGAGATGTTCAAGAAAGTACAAGAGATTTAAAGAATTGTTTTTAGTTTCTTGTTGACAAATACGATAACATTAGTATAATAAAGTAAACTTTCAATCACTCTTTAGGAGAATCAATTATGTTGAGTCACATCAAAGACCACCAAAATCACTGGACTGTTACACTTAACGGCCAACCTCATTTGTTTGATCCGTCACATCCTCACTATACATCTCTTGTGGAGTGCGTACATGCCGGTGATGCAGATGAGTTTGTGAACCTTTTGAATACTGGACTGCAAGTAGAAAATTGGAGCGAAGGTGACTTTGAGTTTCGTGATGGACTGCTCTACTTTGAGGACGAGCAGGTTGCGAAAGATCCCACAAACAGAATTGTGGAATGTTTGCAGCAGGGTTTTCCTCATCAGTTTATGATGAACTACTTGACTAATCTGTACGATAACGTCAGCGAACGCGCTGTTCAGGAGTCGTACAAGTGGTCAAGCCACAAAGGTCTACCTATCACCGAGGACGGTATGTTGGTTGGTTACAAAGGTGTAAGACATTACGCTGGCGAAACTATCCAAGGTAAGAACGGCGAGATCAAAGAGGGCGATCTTGTTGACATCTACACTGGCAACAGTTTCCGTAACAATGTTGGTGATACCGCCAGCATGAAGCGACGACAGGTATGCGACGATCATACACAAGGTTGCGACAGTGGACTTCACGTTGGCACTTATGACTATGCTTGCAACTGGGCAGGCAATACTGGTGTTGTTGTTCTTGTAAAGTTCAACCCCAAGGATATTGTCAGCGTTCCATCTGACTGCGAGTGTCAGAAGATGCGAGTTAGTAGTTACGAAGTAATCTCTATTGCCCGCGAGCAACTGGAAGAACCAGTCTACTCAGACGAGTACGACGACGAGTACGAAGATGATTACTACGAAGAAGCAGATTTCTAAACTGTGGTTGGTTTAGTCGGGGAGTGGGTTCGCCTGCTCCCCATTTTTTAAATTTTTAACATATTTTTATAGGTAAGTATTGTGCAAGATAAATTAAATATCAAGAAATGGAATCCTGAGCGCTGTAGAACAAACGATGTTTTTCGAGGTGAACCGCTATCAAATCCGGTGAAGTTCCAAACCCTCCATAATGGTAGTCAACAAATTAAACTTGCCAGTATCAAAAAGAAGAATTTGTTTTACGATCCATTCCAAAGACCTATTGAGCAGTCAAGAGTGGATGGCATGAGTGGAGAAAATTTTGATCCTGACTTTGGAATTGCTAATGTTGTAGAGATGGAATATGGTGGTCATTATTATTATACCATCATTGACGGTCAACACAGAAGCGAAGCAAATCCAGAAGATTCTGTTGGATGTATTATTTCAAATCATGCTCCTCCAGTAACAAAGTTTGTTAAGGCAAACAAAAACATGAAGAACATTAGTAAAGATGACGAGCTATGGGCGTTGTATCATGGATTTAACCCAGAGGCGCGCTGGCTATTTCAAACCCTTCGTGCTAATGGTTTAGAACCATCAAGAAACAGTGGAGACGAAGGCAAGAAGAACAGGGCTAGTGGAAAGTTTGTTGGAGCAGCAAAACTTTATGATGTTTACAACAGGATTCGTACTTCTTTTGTTAATAAAAAATACAAGAAAGAAGATGAAGAAACTAAGACTCAAATTACAAAGCAGTTATTTGAAAGAATTTGCGGAATTATGATTGACTCATACGGCGCTCATACTTTTTACGCATCAGACAGCCCTATCCACAGGACGCAAAGCGTGAAGGCTTATCGCGATGTTTGGATGGGTATGGTTCAATATCTTAACACTAAGAGTTGGCAGGTTGATGATAATGATATTAAGGCAGCGTTGAGTGTAGGATGCTATGGGGCTAAACAGCCTATGGGTGAAACCTTTGAATCAATCAATGATCTTGCAAGGTTGTGTAAAATGAAATTTATTAACCATTTTGCTGGTAATGAATCCAAACGTCAAGAAGGATACTCTAAAGTTATTAAAAACATGGTTAATTGTTACGTTAAACATATCAAACCAAAAGTTTGAGATAGTTCTAAAGTTTATGCTTGACAACGACGACTTATATTCTATAATCAGGGTATAAGTCGTTTACTCATGGAGACAAATATGTATAACTTATGCTGTATCAGCAACGAACTCAAAGACCAAGGCTACAAGTTTCAGACTATGACTTGGAAGCGCTTTAACCAACTGTGTGACGAACACGGTGCGGAGTATGCGCTGGATCAGTTAGGTCAGCGTTGGCTCAACAACGTAGAGGTTACTCGCCTGTGCATAGAACACTGTGCAGACAACGGCTGGGGATACCGTGTATCAAGCGCACTGTTTCCATGCCTGACTCATCCAGAGTTTCAGTATAGCATACAGAACGTCCCTCAGTACGAGCAGATCATGGAGGAATTTCGTGACATTGTTTATTACAACGAGACATGGCAAGTTCGTCTGTCTACGCATCCAGATCAGTTCAATGTTCTTGCCAGCGAGAACCAAGCATCAGTAGACAAGACTATCGCAGAACTTAATCATCATGGTTGGGTTATGGATATGCTAGGTTGCGAGCGTAGTTATTACAATCCCATGAACATCCATGTCAACTGCACCAAGGGCGAACTTGCCGACATCGCTGCTCGCTTTATGTCCAACCTAAACAAGTGCGATCAGAGCGTAACCTCACGCCTCGTTGTAGAGAATGAGGATAAAGGCTGCTGGACTGTAGATAATTTGTTAAATCATTTTGACATTCCAATCACTTACGATAACTTACACGACAAGTGTAATCCCTCACAGTTCCTTCCCTTTGATGGAGATTATTTTTATCCTATGGAGGAATGTGCTAAGACTTGGGGTAGTGTCAAGCCTCTGTTCCACTACAGCGAGAGTCACCCAGAAAAGACCAATCCTCGCAGTCACGCAGACATGCCTACAGACTGCCCTAGTCTATACTACGCCAGTGACTTATACGACTGGGACATAGAACTTAAATCCAAGGACGCAGCGATTCGTGCCTGCGCTGCATTAGTAGGAGTTTGACAAATGGAAGATGAAAAAAGCCTAACAGAGATTATGAAAGAGGCTAGAAAAAAAAGAAAACAAAGAAAAAGAACCTCTCTTGAAAACTCTATTAAAAAATACAAACTGCAAGATAGAACAAAATGGATTAATGAAGGTTCAGTAGTTATTGATGATAAGTATTACTACTACTGCCAAAGTAAAAAAGCAAAGGTTAAAGGATATAATAAATATTATCAAATGAGGGGATTCAGCCATTTTTATAATACCTTTTTAGAGACTGACAAATGAAATATATTGATATGATTACAACTGCTTCACCAATGATAGTAGCAGTTCTTTTTAGTATAACGTCAATAGGATTTATAATTAAAAAAGATTATGCTTGGAGTGTTGTCTGGGCATCATACGCTATTGCAAATATTAGTTTAGCTATTCTTGGGAGAAGATAAATGAGTGGAAAAGGTGATCGTCAGCGACCAGTTGACAAAGATACTTACGATAAAAATTATGAAGAAATAGAATGGGATAAAGATGAATCCGTATCAACCACCAGAAAATAAAGATCGTGAAAATCCTACTTGGAAAACTATAGCCTTGGGATTGTTAATAATGATTGCTATGGTTCATGTTGTGCTTATATATCTTTTTGTTGTGGGGTCAGTAGTAAGATGGTTAAGTTAATTCTACTTTTATTGCTTTTTAGGATTGACAATAGTTCAACTGTGGTCGATACTTTTGATAGGATTGAGGTTAATCATCACTATAACGAGTGGGGTGCAGAAGTTTGGTCACAGCTAATCTGTTGGGATTGGAATCCAAGAAAAGGCGTTTTTCGCGTAGAGCATTATATAATGATGAAAGATGCTTACAAACAAACCGAAGAAGGTAAAAAGAAGTGGGACAAGAAGGTAAGAGATATTGCAGATAAAATCAAAGATTGGATGACAAGGGTTGACTTTCTAAGTAGCTGTCGTTATCGTGGAGACTTTGTTGGTGGTAAATACTATCCATTTAAGAATTTTAGAACAAGATACTGGGAGGTAAAGTTCTTTGACAAGGGTTTTCGTAGGATTATAAAAGCAAAGATATTCACAGAAACTCATACTCAGTACGATCCAGAGGTAGCAGACAGAGAGTTTTTTCCCAGTCAACTCAGAAGAGGTCTTACAAAACTACCGATAAATAAGTCTGCGGTTATCAAAAACCAAGAATGGCAGAATTTTGTGGAAAGACTGGTTCCACAATTTAATAATTAGTTGACAAAGTTAGAAGGATGTGTATAATGAGTTGTTCATACCTCAAACAATAGCGAGAATTATTATGGAATGTTCAACTAAAACTAAGATTTTAAGAGTGTTGAATTTGGTGGTGATATTGTCATTGTGTTTTTGGGTAAAATACAAGAACGATAAAGCAAAAGAAATGATCCAGTGGAATACCAAGATCATAAATTCTATTGGTGTAGTGTCATTTACCCAATCGCAGAACGCAGATGTTTTGCTAGATATTATAGCAGAACTAGATAAAGATAATTATGGTAGCGCTGGTGGCGTGTTTGCTTCTTTTCAAGAAGATGAAAGACCGATACCACAAGAACACCCAATGCCAGAAGGCATGGAGCAATCTTACGTCCAGCAATCTTTCTCTAAATTCAAGGCCGACAAAGACGGCAACGAAGTTGTAGCCGCTACCTTCAATCAAGTAATAGAAGATTTACGAAGAATAGATACGTCTGTTAGGGCTTTTGCTTCTAACAATTTGTTTCAAAAACAGAGTTTAGATTTGATTTACAAAAGATTGACAGAAGGAGAGATCAAGTTGCAAAAAGTAGAAGAAGAAGGTCAAGAAATTTATTATATCATCGAAGAAGATAGATATAAAGATGAGCCAGTAAAAGATGTCAAAGAAGAAGAATTAGAAAACTTTGAATGGTATTATGTTTCACATCATGGAGCAAGTGATGAAGGTTAAGGGAATAACCTACAATAAGCCTATTGAAAATGTATCTAAAAAGGATTTATGGAGCGAAACCATTGAAGTCTGGGACTATCTCGTAGAGTCGGGCTATAGTCCCAGCGATTTTAATGGTGGTCAAATAAAAATGAACTATCAAGGATTTAAAAAATTAGTAGATGAAAACGGAAAATGTGCCAGCATAAAGGAAACTAGATATTACAGGATAAGCGCCGTGTGGATCGGCAATGTGGAGATAAATTTCACAGAAGTTAAGACAGACAAGGATGATTGGTTATTAGAAAATAATTGGAGTCCGTTGGAATGAGAGGCGATTCAAATATGTCTGACAGTCGTTTTATGAAAAGTCAGAAAATACTACAGAAAAAATTGCAGAACAACATTGACAAGCTCGATAAAGAGTATAGAATGAGAGAGATGCGAGATCGCTGGGAATTAAGCAAAGGAAAAAGTAAAACATTTTGGGAAAGGTTTGTTAGATGGTTGAAATTGAGGTAACGGAAGAAATGAAAAAGCGAGCTTGGCGCAAGGCTCGCGAAATGGGAAAACTTAAAAATTCTATTACTGATGGCGATGGCAATATTGCCGGTTTTCTTGGCGAAGAAGTTGCCAATCAAGTAATCATGGGTCAGATCACAAACACTTACGATTATGACATCATTGAAGACTCTGGCGTAAAGTGGGATGTAAAGACCAAACGATGCACCAGCGCCCCAAAAGATTATTATGAATGTTCCGTTGCAGCGTTTAACACAAAGCAACAGTGTAACAACTATGCTTTTGTAAGAATAGAGAACGTGAATGGTAAGTGGGGAAGGGCTTGGTTTCTTGGCGCTTATAATAAAAATGATTACTTTGACGATGCTACACTATTAAAAAAGGGACAGATTGATCCATCAAATAATTTTAAAGTAAAGGCAGATTGTTACAATCTACCAATCTCTAAATTAAAATATAGGAATGGGCTGGATGGATAATAAGGTAGAGCTTTTAGGATATTACGGAAGCGATGAGGTCATCGCCTGTTCAGCATGGACGAGTACATCAAGGAATCTTACGGATGAAAAACGAGGACGAATACACAGACTTATTGAAATGCTCTGGATCAACGGACATGAAACGCCTTTTGAAAAAGGCTCGGTTCACTTTCTTGTTGACACAGACATTGCTAGTCATATTCATTTGCTTAAACATCGCATTAGTAGTCTTAATGCTGAGTCAGCTAGGTACAAGGAATTAAAAGAAGATAAGTATTTTATTCCAGAGGACTGGACAGAGAAGTGGCAAGACACACTAAGGGATTATACTGACGCTGGCAATCAGTTGTATCACCAGTGCTTAACAGAACTAGAACCAATATTGGGACGCAAGCGAGCAAAAGAGTCAGCACGATTCTTTAAGACTTATAATAGCCAGATTCAAGCAGACATCATGTTTAACATGCGCTCGTTTGCTAATTTCTTAAAACTTCGTAATTCTGAACACGCACAGGTTGAAATCCGCGACATAGCTGCTAAAATGTTAGAGTTGGTTCAGGGGATTGAAGGAAATCCATTTAAGTTTACACTTGGCGCATTTAAGTTAAATAGAGAAACGTAGAGATTTAGTTAGTGGATATTAAGTATTTTAACAAGGACAAAAAGGAAGATTATATGAGTTTTAAAGCACAGGCGTTAAATTCTTTGATGCTGAAAGCAGCAGCAGACAGAGCAGAAGCAATGACAAGTTTGGAGATTATGCTGGATCACCCAGCGGGTATTGGAGATCATAGCACAGGCGATCTTCATAACAATCTAAACGAGGCGCTTTCTAATCTTGCTGATGCAGAGGACAGAATTGAAACATTGAAGCGAAACTTTGGGTCTTGGTTGCCATTGAGCGAGGAATAGTAATGTACGAATACAACGCTAAAGTAGATCGTGTAGTAGATGGTGACACTGTAGATTTTATTGTTGATCTTGGATTTAATATCAATATAAAGATTAGGACTAGGCTTGTTGGTGTTGACACTCCAGAACGAGGACATGAAGATTG